GCCATGATTTTTCCTTTATAGACCTGCTGGCAATTGACCTTCTGGGCGAATAACTTGAATTACATAGTTACCAGCCAAAGGTGTTGCGCTTGATCCTGATACGTTAGCAAATTGAATTTGCAATGTGTTAGCAGCAGTTACTTCAGCTTCTGCATAAATAATACCAGCAGTTTGAGTGCCAATAACACCAATAACAATAATTTGATCAGTTGTTAAAATGCCAGGTACAGTAAATGTTTGGTTTGATGAAGTACCTGTTACAGCAGCTGGAGTCAATGAAACTGAAAGATATGAAACGCTTAAAGCATTTCCACGAGCAATAGTAGTAGATGACATGATTTTTCCTTTAAATAAGGTTAACTAATTATAGGGCTTTAAAGAAAAAAAGCCACACTTTTTAGGCATGGCTTCTTCTCTTTTTTTTACATTATTTAGCTCTTAGCTAAAGTCGTAACCATAGATGTAAGCATCAAAAGTACCGACTACGCCAGAAGCTGTGCCAACATACACATACAATGTTTGTGCAGAGAAAGCTAAAGTGCTTTCATAAGCAGTAACAACTTGTGTACCAGCAATTGCTGTTAAGTTAGCTAAGGTTGTAGCAGCAAATACTTCTGAACCTGTACCACCGCTACCACCTGGTGCTGTGTAAATAGAAGCTACTGTTGAGCTTTCATTTGCTACTGCACCTGCGTTGTTAGCATTAGTATAGATTACAGAGGTAGGTAAATAATTATTAGTATTATTTATCTGAACTGCTGTAGAACCTACATAGTTAGAGTTAACACCCTTTACCACAGCCAATAGACGTAAAGCCTGATCGGTTGTGACATTGGAAGGATGTCCTGAGGTGGTGACTGCTGGGCCTGGATTAGACATAATAGTTTTCCTTTTCTTTATCCGTTAATTAAGCTGAAACTCGGCAAGCAAGTTCTGGATATAGAGGAGCCCAACCATACAATACGTCTACACGAGTTGGAATTGAGTCGTTGTTAATTGTGTATTGACGAACAACACGCAATGATAGACCCACTTCTTTATCTGATGCACGACCAGCAAAGTGAACACCCTCTGGCAATTCCAAGTCAGCAGTAGCCAATGTGAACGCATTGCGGTGCATAACAATGTTTTGTGGTGAAACGATACCGTTACCACTTGCATTGTATTGTGATGCAAAGAATGTCACAGCAGCTGATGATACTGGGCTAGGAATTGAAACGTTTTGGAATTGACCGCCAGAAATAATTGCTGGTGATACAGTTACTGAAACGCTTGAACCAGAAGCTACAGATACAGCAGATTTAACTACGAATGAACGTAGTTTGTTTGTGCCGTATGCTTGACGGTTTTGTGGGTTGACTGCATACACGCCAGCAATTTGGAATGTATCACCAGCGTTCAAGTTGATTGTGCCTGTGTTAGCAGCAGTCAAAGTGATTGTTGAAGTTTGCGCCCAACCTGAAGTCAAGAAACCAGTCGCTGTAGATGTGTTTACAGATGCAGTTACTGTAGATGTTGAGAAGTTACCAAAAGTTTGTGACACAATGTTTTGGTCTAGTTTCCAGTTCATACCACCTGAGTCACGACCCATCAAACCTTTAGTGTATTGGCTAGAGATTTGTTCTGTAGGAACGAACAAACCTTTCAAGCTGTCAACAGTAGCAGCTGATGTGAATGGCTCGATGATTGCTGAACGACGGCCATCACGAGGTGCGCCTTCAGAGTCAAGATATGCTTGAGCATTTAACCAAGTATACAAGCCTGTTGGTGGTGTACCAGCAGTACCTGTAATGTTAGCTGTATTCAAAGCAGCAGTAGTTGTACCATCAAAGTCAATCTTGTTGGCAATAGCTGCAACGGCTGGTTTTAAGATACGATCTGAGAACATATCCAATGAAAGAGCCAAGTCTTGTGTTGTAAATTGTGTATCAACGTGGAACTGAGTTGAAAGCGTTACAGGTACTGAAGTTTCGTTCAAGTCCTCTACGTTCAAAGCTGGGCCAGTTGTACCAATGAAACGACCAGGTCTACGAACATTTACAGTTGCGCCAATTTTTGCGCCTACTACTGCAAATTGATCATCGTAGTTACGATCTACTTCTGATGTAAATGTTAATTCATTCTCTAAGACCATCAACGCTTCGTTGGTGATCTTGGAAATGGTGAGTAAGGTATTCGCCATTTTAATTCTCCAAAAAAATTAGGTTTATCTGATCTTATTAGCCTGACGAGCAGCTTTCCATTGTGCGTAACTGCCATAATATTCACCATTGGTGTCTATTAAAACGTCTGCGCCCACTGATTTGCCACCAGCCAAAGGCTTGATAGGTTCAGGTGCTTTTGTATTTCTAACAGGCTCTTTGTCTTTCTTTGAAGGCTTCCCCTCAAGTTCAAGACGAGCTTCTAACTTACCAATTTCTCTTAGAGCTTTAACAGTAGGCATTTGAGTTAGCTTAGTAGCATATTCCTCATCTGACGCTAGTAGATATAAAAGCTGTGGCCCTACATCACTTTCTAAGATGCTGTCCCGTATCTCGTCACTAACTTGGACTGTACTAGACTGCACCATGCGTTCAAAATCAGGTATTACTTCTTTTACTTTGGCTACTTTCTCATTCCAAGCATTTAATACTTTTTCCTGAGCCTTTTGAGCCTTGCGATTAGCATCCTCAATATCTCGCTGTTTTAAAGCGTTTTCAGCACTCCACTCAGCTAACGCTTCTGCATATTCAAAAGCATCGTTAAATTGATGTGCTTGTGGCTTACCTTCTGCTTGAGTCTTTACAGGTTGTTCAGCAGGTGGGGTTTGCCTTGCTTCATACTCTTTAAGTCGCTGTTCTAATTGCTGCGCCTTTGCCTCTGCTTCTTTGGCTCTTTGCGTAACTTTATCAAACCGCTTATTTAGCTTGTCAGAACGCTTATCAGAGTTCTGTTCTTTAGCATCGCCCTTTGCTTCTGGTTCACTCTTATCTTCATCCTCTGTTGGCTCAGAATCTTTCTTTACAGACTCTACCTCAACTTCGGGTTCTGAATCAGCTAAACCTAATCTTTCTGCATAAAAGGTTGTTGCGTTGTCACTTGTTACTACACTACTTGCTTCTTTTTCGGCCATGATTTCTCAAGCTCCATAAAATTACTATATATATGATAAAAAACTACTTGTCAATCTATCTATTGTGCTTTTTCAGATTTAGCTTCTTTTAGTGCTTCTTTGATAAAAGCCTTTTGCTCTTTAAGTTTAGCTTTGTCTAGACCTGCAAAAGGGTTAGTAGACTCAGGTTCAAACTTCTTACCTGCTCTACGAGCCATTTCTCGCATTTTCCATTCAAGCGCATTATCGCCAGTTACTGTTGCCATTTAATTCTCCTTTTAAATACCACGTTCAACTGCTTCTGCTTCTGCTTCATGTGCATCTTTCAAATCCATATTAGCCAAAAGTAATGCTAATTGGGCTTTCATTTGCTCAATCTCTTTTTGTGATTCAGTCTTAATTACTGTGTCATGTGCAATAGTATCGGTACGCAATTGGCTATCCTCACGTTTAACTTGAAGTTCCATAGTTTTACGTTGAGTTTCAGCTTCTTGTTTTTGCTGTTCAATAGATGCACGATATTTCATGTCCATTTGCAATGCTTCCAACTGTTGTTGTAGCTGTTGCATTTGTGCTTGTTGCTGTTTGATAATCATTTGCGCTTCTGGTGGTACGTCTGACTTATCATCAACTTGTGCTAATGGGTTAGCAGCAGCCAATCGGTCAGCAATAATATCTGCGCCAGGGAAATCCATGTTGCGGAATATCAAATCACCAGCTTGTTGCATTAAGTTAGGATCAGCAGTTAGTAAAGTCATCATAGAGTCTACTGCTTCTTGACGTTTAGATGCGTAGCCTGGGCCTGTTTCCATCACAATATCGTATTCGCCTACAGTGACGTCATTTAATACTTTATCAACACCCATCTCATCTTGAGATTGCTCATTAATTTTAACTAACTCACCTTTACCATCAGCACCAATGATGCGTAATACTCGTTCTTTATCATAAATATGTGGAATTAAATCTAAGCAAATACGGCCTGATTGACGAATTGAACGAGTCAAATTATCGTAATAGTGGAAGTTAGTCATGTCAGTTTGTTGCTGCTGACCATTTAACGCTTTACCACTAATCATGCCTGTTGGAAGCTGACTAGGATCGTAAATACCTACAACAGCCATCAAATCAGAGTTTAAGCCTTGTAAAGCTGTGACCATTCCTGTTGGTGGTGGCTCAGGCTGAATACGTTGTGGAACAGGTGCTGGGTTGCCATCAGAGTCGGTTTGTTTATAGCGCAATACAGGCATTGATTTAATGTTAGCTGTATTCCATTCCATCTCGTGGCCTTCGTCTTGGCCTTCTGCGAGTAGATATTTGGCTTTAGGTGCTAACGCTACTGACTCAGTTAATGCTGTAGACCAGAAGTTATACATCCGTTGTGGGTCTTTAGCCATGCGAGTAAGACCAAATTTCTTTTTCTTACTATCAACAATTATTTGCTGACCATAAACAGGTACAACAGGAATATATTTACCAGGCCAATCCCTTTGTTCTAGGATTTGCATACCTGTTAATTTAGCCCACTTGATTTGCTTTTTAACTGTTTCACGCTTAGATACAACGTAAACACCAGCATCCATCATAATTGATTCAGATGGTTTTTCATCCTCATAGCAGGTAGTGCCATCAGACAATAATAGTAATTTGGTGCGTTTGTATTCAGTCCAAAAATACTCAGCGATACGAATATCCTCACGAGTAATCCATTCTGATTGTGAGTCACCTGTGCCACGAGGGGTAAAGCCACCACCATCGTCTGCGCCAGGATACATTTTACGGAATGATTCTTTAGAGATAACTTCTGTGATTAAACACTTTTCAGCATCAGAGCCATCAGGCTCATTAGAGTTAGGATCAAAGTAAACCATAAAAGCGTTTTCAATGCGCTTAATGTATAACTCTTGGTCAAAGCTATCTGGACTTGGATAGTCGTGAATAATGCGCCAATAGCCCCATCCCATACGCACAGCAAAGTCAAAAGCGTGGTCGTATGCTGCATCTGCATCAGATTGATTTTCAATATGTCTTAGGATGCCTGTAACGATTTCAGCGACTTTCTCGTCTGCTTCGTCATTCATGCCATGAGCCACCATGCGTGGGCGTTGTTGTCTTTGTTGGTTACATATTTGACGAACGTATGCATCAATCTTGTTAATAGTGAGATAGGGTCTAGATTCTAGTAAGCGTGAGTTTTGGATTTCTACAGGCCATTGATCGCCACCAGCAAACTTTAAATCATCTAGTGCTTCTACACGATTATTTGAGTCATTCTCAGAACAAAATCGTAAATATTCTTTGGCTTCAGTAATAACGCTTGATTCGTAATCATCAGGCTCGCCAAACTCTGTTGTATAAATACCGCCATTACCGCTATCTTGTGTTGCCATAATATTTTCCTTAGCTCATCCAAGAGGATATGCCATCATAATTCATTGGTTTTCGTTTAACAACTTTCTTCTCTTGTATCATTAAGCCAATGTATCTAAACGCATCTGCGCCATGAGAGTATTGATCATGCACAGGCTTTTGACTAAATGCTTTAGTATCTGGATCAACATCATATCTATAATGACGTAGACAATCTAGACCAGCAGCGGTGTTGTTTTTGTCAAAGTAACATTGGCTAAAGATAGTACGAGCAGCATTGATAGAGTCAGCAACAGGCACCCTGCCAATAATTCTGACATTATATCCCGATGAACGCACAATTTCCTCAATACTTCTGCCATGAGATGCAAGGGTTTTGTTTTGTGCATCGTGTGGTAAATATAGTGTGTCGTATACATAACCAAACGTCTGCATTTTAGCTAGGATTTCACTTATGGTTGTTTGTGTTGTTTCATAGTAACGGATAAGTCTAGTTTCCATTCCTACAAATTGTACGAACCAAATAGCTGTAGCGTCTGCCCAACCAATATCGAAAACAGCCATAACAGGCTTAATAGGATCATAAGGTACATTAGTAATACGATTATCTTGTTCAGCACGTTGCATCTCTTTGGCAAATACTGCGCCATCAATGGTTGATCTAGTAAAGCCTTCCCATACGTTTTGATAGGCTTCAAAGTCTTTATTCTTTAGCGACTGACGTTCTAAATCCAATACATCAGGGAACCAGGGATTGTCATTCCAATTAACTTTTTGAACTACAGCGTTGTCAGGCGGTGAGATAACAAAGCGTTTATAGGTTTCATCCGTAGGCAACTCAGGATTAAACGTAATCCATATCTCTGAATTTTCTTTCCGAATAGTAGGAATAAGAATATCCCAGCTAGTTTGCGTTACATTGTTGGCTTCCTCTACCCAGCAATAATCAATACCCTCAATAGACTTTAAGCCGTTGACGTTATTTTTAATGCCAGCAAAGATAAACTCTGTGCCGTTAGTTCCACGAATAGTGGTTTGAGTGATTTCGTAATGCGCCTCTAAACCAAGATTATAGATTTGGTCTACTAATAACTTATGTACGGAGTCTTTAATTGATGTTTGAAATTCACGAGCACACAGTATGCGTAATGTAGTTTGAACACCCATGCAAAGCAATGCACGAGCAACTGAATGAGATTTACCAGCACCACGACCACCATACAATATGCGATAGCGTGAGTTTTTTGGTTCAAATAGGCATTTTAGCTTGGCTGGAAACTGTGGCCAAACAAAACCATTACTGTCCTTCTTTGTTTCCATTAGGCTCTACGAATGAAATATTGATACCTTTTACTTCTGCACCTTCACCAGCAGCAATCTCAGTCACGTTGGTTTCTTTCCAACCTGCTCTAGTCTTTAACCAAAAAATCATAGCTGCTACGTTGCCGTTTTTAGCTTGAGCAAATAAACCTTGACCAATGGAAGCGTTGGCATCGATTCGCCCTTCCTCTAATTCTTTCTTGTAATGCTTGCGTAATGTGTCATCAGTAATATCTAGCTTGGTTGCTATGTCAACGTAACGAATACCCACAGCACTTAAACTACGCACCAGCTTGCGTGAGGACTCGTCAGGGATGTGTTCTATGCCTTGTGCCATTTTATAACTCCGAAACTAACTGTGCTTTCTTGCCGGTAAAGTCTTCCCAACGCTTAACAATAACGTCACAGTAAGCTGGTGATAGCTCCATCATAAAGCAATCACGATTGTTTTTTTCACAGGCAATAAGCGTTGAACCTGAACCACCAAACAAATCTAAAACATTTTGTTTATATAGACTTCCATGACGTATAGCACGTTCACATAACTCAATAGGTTTTTTAGTAGCGTGTTCCTCATCTTTTTTGCGTTGAATGCGCCAAACATCTTGATATTCTTTTTCGCCCTCTTTGTTAGTAGCTAAAGGTGGCTTTCCTTTTTTACATACATGAATAAACTCGTGTGTATATTTATAATCGCTACCTAACCCATGAACCATTTTGTCCCACACAATTAAATTAGTAAATTTCCAATGGTTTTTAAGATGTGGCACTAACTCATATGATCTGCGCCAATCTAAACATACATAAATAAATGAATTGTCTTTAGTAGCTATATCATAACTAACGCAAAAATCAGCCATAAA